ATTCGAAACGTAAACAAACACGAACAATTATCCCCTAGGGATAAGATCGAGTTGGTTCAAGTCATTCAAGAGGCAACTCCCGAATGTCCTTGGGACGCAAACGACTAAAGGAACGGGCCTAAAAATCCAATTACTTTAGGAGTATTTCAATGGAACTAATCACTTACAGAGGCGTTAAGTATAACGCTAAAGAGTACAAAGCAAAGGTACTTGCCGAGGCATCATCTCGTAGAAACCACGAAATGATGTACAGAGGCATCAAAGTTGAACGAAAGTTCGCATCTAAGAGTTGATGTTTGACTCACCTTTAATGGTGGTCGCACTCATATCTCTGGGGTCCGCAGCATTTCTTACCATAATTTATGCAGAAGTAAAACTTTTACATCAAGGAGGGTAAGACAATGCGACTCAGGATCTCCATAGATTATGGGTTGCCAGAGTATGATGAGGAGAGACACAACCCCGATAAGGTATTTGCCTTCCTTTGCTATCGCGGTGTGTATTATGCCAAATGGTGTAACCTCAACTTATCATTCAATCAACGATCGACTTGGATCAAATAACTTTCCGAAACGAACACCCTTCACAGGGTGTTTTTTTATGCTAAGATATATAATACAAGATGATAGAGGTATTGCCGAATGAAAATCTTTCTCGATTGTTCGGACCCCGAACTTATCCAACACGCGATGGAAACCAATCTAATCGACGGTGTTACTACCAACCCTTCTCTTATGTTGAAGGCAGGTAGAAATCCAAGAGATGTTATACAAGAAATTAGTGATCTCTTCTCTTGGGATGCTTCAATTTCAGCAGAGGTTATGGGTGACAATGCTGAAGAAATGCTTGAAGCAGCAAATGAATACTATAGTATCGCACCCAACGTCACAATCAAACTACCCTGTACACGTGAAGGTTTGATTGCTTGTAGTGATCTATCAGCAGATGGTATCAGTACAAACGTAACGTTAATCTTCTCAGTCGCACAAGCAATCCTCGCTGCAAAGGCAGGAGCATCTATGATGTCTCCTTTTGTTGGCAGACTGAACGACAATTCTTTCTCAGGTATTTCATTAGTCCAAGCAATCTCTAGGGTATATCGTATGCACGATGTAGAGACAGAGATCCTTGCTGCATCTGTACGCGAAGTGCACCACGTCGCACGTTGCTTTGATGCAGGGGCAGACATTGTGACTATGCCATACGAAGTGTTCAATAAAATGTACAAACATATCCTCACAGACAATGGTCTTGAGAGGTTTGAAAATGACTGGGCAAAACTACAGGAAGAATTGCACATAGACGAATGAAACTTTGGAGACAAAAAGTAAACATCCCTGAGGTTGGTGAGGTCTTCGTGGAAGCGGAGACCAAATTTCCTTGGGAAGTCAAAGGACATATTGAGCGAATCCTCAAATTTGACCACGGAGTCACAAAGTTTGATATAATGGGTGCACCCCAAGAAGTTGCACCTGATGATCTACCTTAAGGCACTTGTCTTATTTGGAACTATTGCATTTTTTTGTTACTGGGGTCTAACCTCACAAACTCTATGAAAAAAAGAAACCTAAAGGTTCTCATTGCTGACATAGAAAAAGCATTGGCAGAACTAAAATCTGAAGTTTACGCAGACGCTTCAGCGTATCGTATAAGTAGTGGTGACACAGACAGGACTACTACCTACCGTGACATCAACGACGAAGACGGTCTCTGCGATTGACTATGAAAACCCCTGGATTTATAACGGATCCCCTTTTCTATCTGAGGACATTAACGATCATTTCGGTTTTGTCTATCGGATTACAAATCTCGAATCGGGGAGGGAGTATATCGGACGAAAATACTTCTGGCAAAAACGAAAACCTAGAGGTAAGTCTAGGAGAGTTACATCTGAAAGCGACTGGAAAAAATACTACGGATCGTGCCCTGAACTTACTGCTGATATTAAGCGACTCGGTAAGCATAGATTTAGACGAGAAATCTTATCACTCCATCTCACTACAGGAAAAACAAATTATGAGGAGACTCGACAACTCTTTGTCAATGGAGTCCTCACTGAATCAAGACACGATGGAACCCCACACTTCTACAACTCCAACATACTAGGCAGGTACTATCGGAAAGATTATTTTCCAGACCCCTTGACACAGGAAGAAACCTGATATATAGTATGCTCTGTTGGTTCGAAGGCAAGAACAATGTCCTCCTTTCAAATGGATGATTACGATTCTGACAATCAGTTTCTCAACTCTACACTGGAAGTTCTCATCGATAAGATGCACGACTACCTAGAGAAAAATGAACTACACAAAGCGGAGATTATTGCAGAGCGCATTGCTCAACTAGACTCCTAGCATAGATGGGTCAGTAGCACAGTGGATAGTGCAACTGCCTTCTAAGCAGTCGGTCGCAGGTTCGAATCCTGCCTGACCCGTTCCCCTTTGGGGATTATAGTCTAGTCAAAAGAGGTAGCATTATGCCTATCAGTAGGAGTGATCTCTCATATTTGAGGGATGTTGTTAACGGAGACATCGCATTGGATCAAGAAAACCCCTCCTTGTTCAAGCGACTGTTCAAGTATTACGAGTCTGTTGGTGTTCAATTCTTTGGAGACCCAGACGAAGATTACGAACTCTTCGTAGACAATCTTGCTCTAGACATTGGATTCACTTATTAAAGTGGCACACGGACCCTCGACAAGAGGGTCTTTTTGTGTGTATAGTAATAACAGTTAAACAAAACCTATGGACCTAATCCACGAACGTTATCCCTACAAGTATGTGACCTGTGGGTTGCTTGAGATCAATGGCAAACCAGACTGCAGGATCCTCAAGTACAATGAGTACACTGATCGGTATCAGACGATGTACTACTGTGACAATATGGATCAGATGATGACCGCTATCGAGGACTTCGAGTACACCAAGTGGTTGGACCCTGCAGGTGTTCCTTGTTACGAACGTGACACAGTTTCGTCACACTAGTCAAGAAAAACTGACGTAGGGGTTGACAAAAATTTACAATCCCTATATAATTGTAACAGTTCTTAATACTTGACTAATGACCACAATCACTGAACAAGGCGGAAGACAAAACATCTTCGCGAAAGAACCACAGATGAGAGTAATGGATGTCGCAGTGACACACAACGAACGTGCAGAACTCCTTAATGGAAGACTGGCAATGCTCGGTCTTGCTACAGGATTCATTTCTTATGTTGCAACAGGCAACTTCTTTTTCTTCGGACTACTTGGTTAGACCGATGATTCCCTCAATGCTATCAATTCAATTTTACAGGAGACTAACAATGACCCCAGAGGCAGAACGTTTTAATGGTTGGGCAGCAATGCTCGGTTTCGTAGCAGCAGTTGGTGCTTACGTTACAACAGGACAAATCATCCCAGGAATTTTCTAAGATGAGAACTAACACACAATTCTCTGTGCCCCAACAACCACAGGCACAAGCAAGAGCAATCGCTATCGAACCTCAGAAGGTTTGGGCAGAGACTTGGAATGGCAGACTCGCAATGCTCGGTTTAGTTGCCGCTGCGTGTTCTGATTTGCTAACTGGACATATGTTCTTCGGGTTATTCTGATAGAATAAATACGTTCAGCGTATTACAAAACTATGGCACCGAACCCAGATCAGTTGTGGGAGGATATGGAAAAACTCAATGCACTCTATCAAGAGTTATGTTGGGACCCCGACGACCATCTGGAGTTCGGTCTTGCTATGGTAGACTCTGAAAATGTAATCGTCATTAAGAAACGAAATGATTGAATGGATCTGTGCAACGTGTACCTTCAATGAGTCGAGGGCACTGCAGTATCTACAGGAGCGTCAAGGGATCACTGATCCTCTGGCGCTTTCTGTCGTTATGGCAAACATCAAACAAGAATCAAACTTCATTCCCAATATCTGTGAGGGTGGTGCTCGGGTTGAGTATCAGGACTGTCACGTGGGTGGGTATGGTCTAATCCAATGGACAACTGAGTCACGCTATGTCGGACTTGGAATCTTCAGTGCAAGGTATGGATTAAACCCTTCAACCTTCGATGCACAGTTGAGATATATGTCTAATGAATACCAGTTCCAAAGAGCACTACTAGACTGGCAGATCCCTGGTCGTACCTACGAAGAGTACCACGATGCAGCATACAAGTGGTTGGGATGGGGAATAGAAGGACCTAGGAAGACTTATACATATAATTACCTGGATCGACTCTCAAAAGTCTCCGATGAAAAAGTTCAATCTACAAGTTCAGATCAAAAACGACTGGGTTACCTTGAGAAAATACTCGGGGTTATCGGAATTAAAGTGTAATTTCTATACAAAGGTTTGCGAGATGGCAAAACCTTATGTACCATACTATTGTAATGTTAGAATGATTCCTGATGACAACTAACGACTGGAGATACTCTGATGATATGATGGAGTATCGAGCAACACTATTGAAGAGATGTGTAAAACTCAACGGTGAACTGTCTAACAGACACTATGATTTTTGTGACTGGGTGATGAGCAGCGGACTTTACAAGAGACTTATTGAGATCGAAAAGACTGACGAAAGTTTATTCACGCACGAATTGTCCGCACTCTATCTCGAATACTACTATGACACAGAAATCACTAACAAGAAAAAAAGCAGCGAAATTGCTGATCACTAAGGCAATGAAACACCCTGAGAACTATTCTCAGGAAGACATTAACTATGCGTTTGCCACGCTTCGCCACATCAAGATCGAGAAGATCCAGAAGGCAGAAAAAGAAGTGGCACAAAGGGTTGACAATCCCTAGACCTTCAGAGTATTATATATACTGTTGAATGTTACGGAACGTAAACAATTCAATACCTTCTCCCCGTAAACCGAGACCTCTAGGGAGGATAAATCACGTCTCTCATACCTCTGCCTAAGGGTGGTAGAGGAATATTATATTCACTGTTCCCTGCAGTATTACCTAACCCTTTTTTCAATGTCCAGTTCAACTCTTTCACGTCAGCGTGGCGGACTCCTCTCAGGATGGGATGAGTTTTGTCAGTGGGTGACATCAACTGACAACCGCATCTATGTCGGTTGGTTCGGTGTTCTTATGATCCCTTGCTTGCTCGCCGCTGCTACTTGCTTCATTGTTGCATTCATCGCTGCTCCTCCTGTGGACATCGATGGAATCAGAGAACCTGTTGCAGGATCTCTTATGTATGGAAACAACATCATCTCTGGTGCTGTTGTCCCTAGTTCAAACGCTATCGGTCTTCACTTCTATCCTATCTGGGAAGCAGGAAGTCTAGATGAATGGTTGTATAACGGTGGTCCTTTCCAACTCGTTGTCTTCCACTTCCTTATTGGTATCACAGCATACTGTGGTCGTCAGTGGGAACTTTCTTACCGTCTTGGTATGCGTCCTTGGATCTGTGTAGCATACTCTGCTCCAGTTTCAGCAGCATTCGCTGTGTTCTTGGTCTATCCTTTCGGTCAAGGTTCTTTCTCTGATGCTATGCCTCTTGGTATCTCAGGTACTTTTAACTATATGTTCGTGTTCCAAGCAGAGCACAACATTCTTATGCACCCATTCCATATGCTTGGAGTAGCAGGTGTGTTTGGTGGTTCTCTATTCAGTGCAATGCACGGTTCACTAGTCACTTCATCTCTTATCAGAGAGACTACTGAGCAAGAATCTCAGAACTACGGTTACAAGTTCGGTCAAGAAGAAGAGACTTACAACATCGTTGCCGCTCACGGTTACTTTGGTCGTTTGATCTTCCAATATGCTTCATTCAACAACTCACGTTCACTGCACTTCTTCCTTGCTGCATTCCCTGTGGTTTGCATCTGGTTCACTGCAATGGGTGTAAGTACAATGGCATTCAACTTGAATGGTTTCAACTTTAACCAGTCAGTTGTAGATGCAGGTGGTAAAGTCATCCCTACTTGGGCAGACATCTTGAACAGAGCAGGTCTTGGTATGGAAGTTATGCACGAGCGTAACGCTCACAACTTCCCTCTCGATCTTGCTGCTGCTGAGTCTGTGCCTGTTGCACTGACTGCACCTTCAATCGGTTGATCTTCTCATTACATTATGATATTCTATAGGGACCTTACGGTCCCTTTTTTTATGCTTAAAAAACTGTGGGATGTCTGGAAGTATTCACTCGGAAGTTTCTCTGATGACAAAACTGAACAGTATGATAACTACGTTGTGGTTGTACGGACCATTTTATTTCTCAGTTATCTTGTCACTAATTGTTTTATTATCAGCGGAGTCGTACGACATTGGAATCCCCCAGAACAAACCCCTAAATACCTAAACAAAGTGTCAGTAGATGAGCAACCTCTCGAACGATCATTGGTTCGAACGAAATTGTGATCCCTCAGATGTAGAACAACAGGAACAACCTGTACAATCTGGGGGTGGAGGAACTGGTGCGCCTGGTGGTGCCCCCTCCCCTAACACACTGACAGCAGTAGTGGAGCAACTCCTTGGTCAATGTTATGGTGATCAAGGTACGTTGCAACCTAATAACTTCCCTGACTTAACGGAAGAACCACTACCACCTCCAACATATATCAGTTGGAAACCTATTTTAGATACCATCCTAGGACTAGGACTAGATGCACCTGATACAGGTGACATTTCTATCTCAGTCATTGATAATGAGGATGAGAACTCTGGTGACGTGTGTACCTCACCAAAGGGAACAAATAATATGACTCCTGACACAGTAGATTGTGATGACGGAAAGAACCCTGACCTTGAGGAGTGTCTTCAGAATCATCTTGACTGTCACTTCAGACCTTATGTTGGTGGTGCTTGGAAACCACCTCAGGCAGACTGTGATTCCTTTGTACCTAAGGCATCATATGGAATGACCAATCAGGTATGTATTAGAAATTGTGTAACAGAGAGAGTACCTATATTTGAATACCTAAAAGGTATGGGTAACACAGGTGGTGCTGTGTTCAATGGACCCAATACAATCACAGTTAGTGGTAATACTTCACAGACAATCAGTTTAGAATTTCAATGGGATGATAACCCTCGTACATATGGCACTGCTGTAGATCAGATCTCAGTTGGTGGTGCTACGTTCACTAGAAATGGAGAGAAAGGAAAGATAACAACAGCAGTCACACTCTCACCTGGGGATTACTCTATTAGTTACTCAGGACTATCTGGTTCTGGATACTCAGTTGATAATGATAAGAACTATGGTGACAATAAGTCTGTTAAATTCTTAGACAATGATGGTAACGATGCTAACGCAAGGTTCTCTATCCTAGGTAACAATAATATTGGTAGAGATCATCGTTACGGTAAGTTTGATATACCTACCAGTGGTTATCAGATGGGTGGTATCAGGTGGTACGGTAACCTTGTACCCTCTGGTACAGGACGTAGCGTCCCTGTCTATAGAACATTCTCATCATCCAGACAGGACACTCAGTTGTTGTCTGACCCTGCAGGTGAGGGCAGTGATCTAGATGCAGGTGGTTACCAACCACGTGATGAGGTTCTCTTCTATGGTTATAGAGAGGCAGAAGATATGATCTCAGAACTGATGGACGGTGAGGAACCTGCTGCTCTCCATCGTTACTATAGTTTTGAAGGTGAAGATCATAGGTACTCCATTGAACCACTTGGAAACGTAGCAAGAGCACCAAATCTCAAGAACAATATATTCAGGTTTGATACCCCTGCTGAGTCTAGACTCAAGATTACTTTGAATACACGACGTGGTAGTGCATCCTATGAGAATACTATTGGATGGTATGTCACAGATGAAAACAATGTACCTATCGCAGGTCGTGTTCTTCTAAGCAACGCTACTGATTCCTCTGGTACATTCCATAGATCTATCCCTAAGGATGAGATCAATTCTTATATGCCCTGCAACCTTGGGTTCTTTATGATTCCTGATGGTAATAATGGTGGTGCATCTGATGGTCAGGACATCACATTCTCAGCACATAACAATCAATATGGTGCAGGATACACAACCAATCAGAACAGTCACCCTAGACAGAATGGATATGTATGGTTCTCAGACAGGAGACTGAACCCTGGCAAGAAAGATATGACCAAGTGGCCAGATGCTGTTTGGCAATACTGGGAGGACTTGTGGGATGGTGATGAAGATTATAATGACACTCGCCTATCATATAGAGTAGGTTATGGTGATAGTGAGTATTACTATGAAGGTATTGAATGTTATGTCTT